ATTTAGGCTATATCTATTTCCCAAATACCGGAGATTATAAAAAAAATAAAGATGCTGTGGAAGAATTAGCTCAAAAATATAATTTAGATTACACTGTACTGAGAGGTTATTAAAATGATAATACCGGTTAGATGTCGGCTTGTAAAAACAGGTCGGCATATTTTATTTTTGAATTATGGTATGTATTGATTAACTAAAAAAAGCCCTGAAAACAAGGCTTAAAAATAAAAAAGAGCGCGAGACGGGACTCGAACCCGTCAAGGCTATTTTTTAAAAAGCCTTATATACCGTGCTTTTTCGCTAAACGCTAGATTTTAAGCCATTTCTAGCGTTATTTTTTATCTTTAAAAAGAATTATATTTCTCGTTTTTCTGATATATTTCTGAGATGTATCACACGATATATCACACGAAAAAACTTTTGAACAAATAAAAATAAGGCAAGGGGATTGAACCTCTTGCCTTCTCTTCTACTCTGCTACTCCGTACTTATCAATATCGGGATCAGCAGTATCATACTCTTTTAAATACTTGCCGTCTGCATCTACCCAGCAATAAACATTTCTTTGAGAGTCTTTTATATATGTATTGCGTGCCATCACTCCCGATCGGGTCAAGTAATAGTAGTTATAATCTATCTGCAGCCATTGGCCTGCAAGCATCGCGCTATCAGTAGGATTTAAGTAATACCAGTCTTCATCCTGCTTGAACCATTTTTCTATAGCATTTCCAGCCTCGTCAAAGACATACCATCGACCCGCAATCTCAAGCCATTGGCCTTTTACATATTGGCCGTGCAACTTATACTTCCATCTGCCCTGTACCTCTTCCCAGCCTGTGACTTCTTTGTTCTTATGCTTCTTGCAAGCCATATAGGCGCAATATGATATGAACTGCTGGCACCAATAAGCGCCGTTATCACCGTACCATTCGCCATATTTAGTATAATTTTTGTCGCCCGGATTTGTAGTCTTACCCTCTAAGTCCTTATTGCTTGCTTTTTCCGTATATCCTATTTCGCCTTTTAATACATCTATAAACTCTTCTACAGTACAGGTATCGTCGTCAAAAAGCGGATATCCGAAACCGTTTATGCGGTTGCTTCCTCCGACTTGCCCAAGTGAAAATTCATACGTTTTTGTGGTCACGCAACCACCGTTGCGATTAAAAAGGCCTGAAGATGTGTTGCCCTCAATCGTCATTATCTTATATGTATTGCCATTTTTGATTATTTTTGCCACAGCTCCCACATGAGCCACCCTGCCCATGTTCGGACTGTAAAAGTACACTATCGCTCCGACTTTCGGCTCTTTGCCCCAACATCCCATTTTTACAAAATTTCCCTTGCCTGAGGGGGTATACTCCGTATAGCTTCCGCAAAGAAGCTTCTTGCCTGCTGCATATGCATTATCCATGTTATCGCCTCCATTCTGGAAACATATTGTTTAAGTAATATTTCTTTTGGTTTTTTTCATGTTCGATTTGTACTTCTGTAAGTTCTATCTCTCTTTGAATTTGCTTCATAGCTTTTACTATGTAGGCTTGCGCCTCTTTTTCTTCATGCCAATCCAACTCAAATTTACTCACTACATCTATCTGTAAATTTATAGTTGTACGGTACCTGTATAAAAATTTCGGAAAGCTTCTGCTTACAGCTATAAAAAGATAATCTGTATTTATGCCGTCTTTGGGAATGAATACACAATATCTGCTATCAATTTCGCCTTCTTCTCTTATCTGGCCGACAAATTCATCCACGGCGGAAAGCTTTATATAACAACTTCCTGCAGGATATTTCTTCTTGTCTATAGCTCTTTCAAAGTCACAAACTTCTGTAATATTTATCACTTTATTCTTTTTAAGATTCATTGTTCATGTCCTCAAGTAATATTTGTCTATGCGCACCAATTATGGCCATGTCTTCTACAGGTCCGACAAGGTCGCCCAGCATTTCATACAAGTCGCCCATGGCTTTTCGCTCCTCTTGTCTTATCTCTGCCAGCTCTTTTAGAAGTGTCTTCATATCCGGCAACGGTTCAGGCTCATATGTATCTACATATCGCGGAATATTTAAGTTGAAATCGTTATCTTTTATCTCTTCATAGCTTGCCACATGCGCAAACTTCTTTACTTCTTTAAATTCAGAAAAAGCTTTCAGAACCTTGTCTATGTGCACCTGCTCCATAATGTTATTCTTTCCCGACTTGCTAAAATCTTTTGAAGCATCTACTACTAAGATATTTTCTGAATTTCTTTCAAGTACTAAAATAAATACGGGAATGGCAGTATTTAAGAAAAGTTTTTCGGGCAATCCTATAATTGCTTTTATAAGTTTTTGCTCTACTAACCACTTTCGGATGTCACCTTCTTTTTGCCCTCTGAAAAGAAGCCCGTGCGGTACTATCGCGATAAGTCGGCCGTCATCTTTTAAATGACTTAGGCCGTTTAGAATAAAGCCATAATCCGCCTTACTTTTTGGCACCTCAAAGCCGTAAAAGCTGTAGTCTTTTGCATCAGGAAAGTCCATTGAATATGGCGGATTCATGACTACATTATCGTACTTACCGACCTCTTGCGCGTCATCAACCTTCACACTTATTTCATCTTTGTTTTTTTCAAGAAGATATCTGCTTTTTACCGTATCTCTTAAACAGTCACCCTCTTCTACTATGCCTTCAAGTCCGTTTAAAATCCCATCAAGTAAATTAAAAGCTATAGTCCTTTGGCTAAATTCAATCTCATGTATCTTGCTTCCGTGCTTTTTAGCCACAGCCTTTGCAAGCGCTCCTGTACCTGCACACATATCTAAGCAAGTGCCTTCTTTTGTAAGACTGGCCACAATCTCACATATGCAGTCGGGCGTGAAATCCTGTTTCAAGCTTCTCCTGTCGCCCTGTTCGGATTGATAATAGTCTCTTAAATCTGTGATATCGTTTTCGCGCATCTTATTGACCATATCGGTGATATCGCCGTTATGGATTTTATCCATTATCGCGGTCGGCAGCAGGTAGCTTTCTTTTACTCCGAAAATCTCTAAAAGTGTCATTCTATCTCACCTATCTCAAATTAAAAAAGAGGGCAACCGCCCTCTCGTTTATTCTTCTACCTCAGGCAAGCCTGCAACGCTTGTAAGTAGTGATAAGAGTCCTGCCACTACTGATGCACTTGCGACCACTTTCCAGTCAACTGTACTGATTATCGTACTTGTTCCCACTGTCGCCACCGCTGTCTGTGCCATTGTCTTTAATGCTCTTACTCCTGCCGCCTTTGCCCATCTGCTTAAATATCCGTTCTTCATTATCTATGTCCTTTCTTAATCTCTTCGTATTGTTTTCTTGCTTCTGTTCTGATAAAGTCATGCGCTTCATCAATGTAGTGATTCTTGATTTTGTAAGTATCGCAATGAATATAATACTTAGATATGACATCAAGTATATATTCAAATTGCTTTTCGGAATAAATCCTGCCAAGTTTTAAATTTTCAGCGAAATTTATTATTTCATTCCTCATACTTACAGCCTGTTGCTCTTTATCCTGCTTGTCGTAGTCATTAAACCTCGATTCTATTTCTGCCTTTATATCCTCTATAGCCTGAGCATTTCTTTGTGTCGCTCCTTCTATGTCCTCAAGCTTCTTATATACCCCACGGTTGATAATACTGCCGATATATTTAAAAATCACAGTCCATGGATTTATCTTTATCGGAGCAACTTCCACAACTACACTCAGGATAGTGATAAAAGGGGTGATAGTATGTATCACCCTGCTGAGTTCTTTTAAATCCAACAAAAACACTTTTTTACTCCTCGTGCTCAGCATTTGACGGTGTGGCCAGTGGCGCATTGTCGTCAGCAAGCTCCGGATGCCCTTTTTCTATAAGTGACTTTTTAACACCTTTTTTGAAAAAGATAAGTACATCTTTGTATCTTGTCTCTCCCTTAATAATTGATGTTGCAAATATGTCGTAAATTGGTTTCATTTCTTTTACTCCTTTCAAAAATAAAAAAGAATGCATACGCATCCTTAATTTTCTTCTTCGTTAATTCCACTTGGCGGTGCAATAGTTGCTATCATTGTTGCACTTGCAAGTATAGCCGCCCTCATTTCTGCCGTTTCTTCTGACCTCTTGCGGTTAGACTCTTCAAGACGCTTATTCGTCGCCTCCAACTCTTCCTGCAACTTGGCCATGTCGGCCATCGGGGTTGCATGAGACACGGCTACATGCTCCTTTTTACTGACATCTATGCTATCAATGATATGCCCGTCAGGTACTTCAAAAGTTCCGATTTTCAAACTCTTCAAGTCCGACTGCTCGGACACTACGGCTAAGATATCGCCACTCGACGTGTACAATACAGTGTACTTCATTTTGTCTCCTTTCTAATTTAAAAAGTCTATTTTTGTAATTTGAACGCTTCCTGCAAAAACATCAGACGCCCTGTCGCTATTACAGTAAGCTCCAAAACTTATAAAAGCTTGTTCGTTTATGTCTGCTACATTTAGTACGATTTGACCAGTTCGATTTATTGCAGGGCTTGAGGTGCCTTGCCTTAAAACATCTATTGCATCAACCTTGCCTGCTCCTGCTACATCTATCAGCCTTCTTGTGCTTACACGTGCCACATGCACCTCCAAGGTCGCATAAGGATTGCCCTGAATATTTGCCAGTGTTCTATAGCTTATAACAATTTGCCTAAAAGGCGTTAAATTTATCGACTGCGATAGCACACACCCGATACGCCTTGATTTCAATGCAGGGTAGCCAGTAGATAAATTAAAATTCATACCACCGTTATATATGCCTGCATAACCATAATTTTGATTTAAGTTATATGCAAAATATGTGCCGTTTAAGTAAAAGCCCTTTGTCGCCACTCCCGACACAAGTTCATTATCGAAAGTGGCTCCATTAAAAACCGTTCTACCAGATTGCAAGTCGGGCATTGTGCCTGCGAATCTAACTCCGTTTTTACTGGTAGCTGTGAAACCTCTCATAACCTTGTCAGGGGTTACATCACCTAAGTTAACCGCATCTATACAGACATGAGGATGTCCATCTGGTCGGGTATAATACGCGTTTCCATGCGGAAAATCTACATAAAAAACAGGATTGCTGGGATTTGTCCAACCGTCAATACCGAAACCAGTAGATTTATTTATTCTATAGTTGCTCTCTGCTGTATCAACTGTTTTTATCTGTCCCTGCTTGCCAAGTATGCTTAGAGAAGATAACATCTTACTTGTGTCAAGACCGATAGCATTTGCAAGCGTTGCATACGGTATTTTTGCTGTAGGTTTAAAATTCCCGTCCTTAGGATAGTAGCCTTCTTCAAATCTTGTATGAACATTGCTTTCCCAAGGTGCATTTACCACTTCTGAAGCTGTGTTCCAAGTACCACGATTGGGGATAGTGCCCCTTGTTCCTGCTACTGTGAGTGTGTCCAACATTTTGCTAGCGTCTACTCCTGCCACATTTGCTAAAACAGCGTAAGGTATAGCCACACACGGCTTATATTGCCCGTTTTGGCTGTAGTAGCCTTGTTCCATTCTTGCCAAGAACTTTGAGTCCCAATGCGCGTTCTCAAACCCTGCTGTGTCCACTATGTTTCCACGATTGGCCATTGTCCCCTGCGCAACTTCATCATCACTGTCAGCCGTCAGTGCCGTGTATCCCTGCAGGACGTGTTCTCTTCTTGCCGTTACGTCATCAGATGTTATTCCACCGACTCCGCCTGACATTAGTATCGCATCAGCCATATCAACCTCCTTTCGCCATCAGCCATATGTCTTGTTGTGGCTTTTTTCTAAAGCACTTTATAAGTATTCCGCCGTCGTCTGTCTCAATCTTATCTATACAGCTGTAAGCTTTCCAAGAAGCTTTTATAACTCCGATATCCGTAATGTTGGACGGCAAAAAGTGACTTATTACGGGGGTATCTGTCGCTTTCATACCCGACACAGCCACACGCAAAGTATAAGGCGCTGTATTTGAAAAGCTTGCAGCAGTCACTTTTATAGTCCTTGTCTGCTTGAAAAAAGCATGTACAAATTTAAGACCTGCAATCAAAGCGCTTAAAATGCCTTTTATACTTCTTTTTGCCTCAATCTGATTTAAGTCTGATATGGCCACCTGCTCCACCCATGCAGGCGGTAGGTTCACATCAGCTATAGCTCCATCATTTGCGCTTACTTTGCCGTCTGAAAGCTCTTTCAGCTTTGAGTCGATTATATCCATAGACGGATTTATCGCTTCTTCTATATTTGCAAAATCGGAAAGCTGTGGCTTATTTAGTTGATAAAATCTCGTTTTTTGCATTTTTTATACCTCCTGCCATTTTTTATCGTCGTGTATCTTCTTCCAAGTGTCCGCTGTAAGTTCAGACCATCTTAATTGCTTGAAGCGCTCCCAACGATTAAATAAAGCGTACACATTTACAAGCATGTTTGCCGGTACTCTCTTGCGTATCAGGTCGAAAATTACATCAATCATTTGTATTGATACGATTTTTACACCGCATTCAATCACTTGTCTTGAGTTGTCCACTTTTAACTTATAGTTATCCCCACCGCAAACAAGTTTAAGTACTTCGTCAAGCTTGTTATATGTATACGGCAAGTCGGACACATGGTAACCTCTTATGCGGTTTACTCTGTCCTCTAAGCTGTCGGCAGGATTTATCACTATACCAAGCAACTGCTCCCATTGTGCGCACTCTGACTCATCCATTGTTGCCAAAATCCTATTAAGCTCTTCTTTTTGCAAAGATGCCCATGCAAGCTTTAAAAACTCATCATAGGTCTTTGTAATCTTTTTAAACTCATCTATTTCTGCTATGTGCAAGGGCAGGTATTGTCGTGTATCTACTTCTATCATGTCAGCCTTACCTCGCCCAATTTCGGAATTTCATCGCTTCGCAAAGTCAAATTACTGCCGTTGTTGTTTAACTTGGTGTTATTTACATCAAGTACTCCCTTAACTTCAAGGATTGCGGACTCCAGTCTTGCTATGTATACAATGGCTTCTGTGTGTTCGTCACCCTCTTTCCAGGCTTCAGCTATACTTTTCAGATAGCCTTGTATCTTTGCTTTGATACTCTCTGAAAGATTTGCGCTTGAGTAGCCTGATGCGTAAGTGATTTGAGTACTTACCGCCACTGTAATCTCTTTTACCGACTCTATAGTCAAATTGTGGCCGATAGGAACCCACCCATAACCTGCGCCCTTTTCGGGTACAGCTTCTTTTTTTATCTGCTCTATCAGATAGCTACTAACTGCAGTATTTTCTGACGATATCAATACGGCTTTGACCGTGCCTGCACCCTGCCAAGTCGGATATATCTTTGAGCCACCCACGCCTTGTATACTTGCGAATTTTTCCTTGTAGGCAGATATGTTACCTGCAAAGCTTTGTGATGTGAAGCTCTGTATATATCGCTTATATAAAGAGTCCTTGTTCTCTTCTTCATCACCTGCCACAAGTAGCTCCGTGACTTTTGCCGACTCTAAACCGTCTATATAGTCAATCGCTATCAAGTCGCCCTTCAGCGTATTCGCTCCGGATCCTGTCTCTTCCACCTGCATTTTATAGTGATGCAAGTTGTCATTTATGACTTCCACCGCCTTGTAATTGTAGCCTTTTAGGCTAAATCTTGAGCCTATCGGGATGGCTGTGTTAAATTCAGCTTTTACATAAGCGTTTGTTGCCTCTCTTCTAACTATGCCCCTATCAAGTGCAATCATCTCTAAGTGCTCTATATCCGCCGTGCCTGCATGGCTCTGCTCAATGATGTAATCAAGCTGTATATAAAGCTTTTCAATCTCAAAAGCTAAGGCAGACAAAGCGTTGTGTACCAAGCTACCCTCTGACTTGACTATCTCATCGCCGATGTATTTTTTCATGTCTGCAAGGACACTTTTGTAATTTTTATCTTCGTACATTCTCATCTACCTCGATATTTCCGAACTTCGTGACCACTCTGAATTTTATATCCAAGCTGTCGGAATTTCTGACCGCTTCAAAATCTTCTATACTCTCTATGTACTCATTTATCAGCAGTGCATCAGTTATTTCGCTCTCGCAGTCAGTATTTATGTACTCATCACTAAGCACATGACCGATATATTGCTCAAAAGATGTGCCAAAGTCTGCAGAGTATATCGCATGTCTAAATCTTTCAGTATGCAGACATAGCCATATCCATACTTTTATAGCCTCTATACCCTCTACAATCTTGCCTGTAAGCTGTCCAGTTCGGAAGTTTATGCCGTATTCTCTCGGCACCTTGACGACTTGGCTATTTTCTTCTTTTATCGTCTCTGTATCGCTCAAAGACTGTAAAAAGCTTGGCAATATGCTCATAATCTCACCAACTTTCCAAGGACAAGATACAAGGTTGATGTGTAGTCATTTGGATCACTTCCCTTGACCTTATACACTGCCACCTTGTCGCCTGCCTGCAAGGGTGATAAGTATGTGCTTGTATCCTGCAAACTACCACCCTCAGGGCATTGTCCCGACACTTTGCTTGCAAGCTTTACCGTCAAATTCTCATTAAAAAGCAAATCCTCAGCCGTCAGTATCAAGTCGCCTATCTTGCATGAGTTAGCGCTCACCATTTCAGCCACTTGTATACCGTCCGATAAATCGCCCGTATCTGTATTTATAAATGCATCTGTCCAACTCATAATTACTCCATCATTCCCGTGTATTTTTTCCGTTCAGGTTTTGCGGTCTTTGGCACTTTGGGAGCCTGTTGCTCTTTGACTGCCTTTTTCACGCTTTCAAGAACTTCTTTTTGCTTACTCTTTTTCTTTGCAGGTGTGCCTTTCGACTTCTCAGCCTTGCCCTTGCTTTCCTTTTTGGACTCTTTCTTTTCTTCTTTCTTCTCAGTCTCTTCTTTGATGTCCTTTGTATCCATCAAGCTGTCAAACTTGAGTTCAAGCTCCATCTTGTGCGTGCCATTCTCAAAAATATGGCTGTCTGAAGATATCCAATACTTGCCTGATAAGCCTGTGGCTGCATCTTTCACCTGCACAAAGTAGCAAGACAAGCAATTTATATCGCCTATAGCCGATATTTTTATCGCCTGAGTCGGCTTGATTTTCAAAAGATTTTTCGCTCCTGTAGTGGCGTCTATACCCTCCTCTTTTGTGTAAATCTCTTGAAAGATACCGAATTTCTTTATGCTTCCATCATCTTTGACTTCGCCTATTTGCTTACCTTTATCGTCAAATATCAAGATTTTATTTTTTATATCGTCCATACGCTCTGATATGCTACTTGCGTATATATTTGTGCTCTCAGACAAGATAAAGCCTTTCACCGCCCATTCAGTTTTGTATACTCCTAGGCCTCTTTTGTATATCATAGCGAAATACTTGTCGCCTGTAATCTTGTGAGCCTTAGTGTATGCAGCCATTACGATGTCATACATCTTCATCTTGTCGCATATCATACTTGCGATATTGACTCCCGTCGGATGTAAGTGCCTTATCGGTACTTGTATGTCTGCGCACACTTGAGAAGTTATCGCTTCAGCTGTAAGATTTTTAAAGTTGTATTGACCTGTAGACTCAAGTAAGTGCTTCATCATATCATAAGCCGTAAAGGTTATAGTACCTGTTTGACTTGATTTTTCTACTCCGAAAATCTGACCGAAGAAGATTTCTCCTTCTTTGCTGTCCTCAAGCGATATATAGTCGCCTGTTGCGATGCTTGGAAGATTTACAGTGTTGTCATAAGGCGCATTTATATAGTCAAAATCTACACTTCTTGATGCTTCGCTTGCCGAACCTTTCCAAGTAATTCTTGTGCAAGCGTTCGATATATCATATATAGTGCCCATATCTTTTATAAGCTTTATGACCATGTATCACCTCACGGAATTACTAAGACTGTGCCGTCTTTTATAAGATTTGGATTGCTACCGATAACGCCCTTATTTTGCTCATATAAAGCGTGCCAATCTGCAGAGCCTGTCAGCTTTCTTGCGATTGAGCTCAAACAGTCGCCACGCTTTACTGTGTAAGTTTTCGGCTTTTCTCTTGTATCTTCCCTTTTTGTCGCATCTTTCGATGCTGTATCTTCGCTTGTCGCCTGTTGTGTGCTTGCGCCTTCAGCGACTACACTTGACTGAGTAATTGCGATTTTTCTGTGTTCTTTTAAGGTTATCGAAAACCTTATATCACCCGTGCCGTCATCTTCTCCCCACTCAAAAGAAGAAATTCTGCAAGGGAAATTTATAGCCGTTCCAGTTATGATAAGCTTGGCGATACCGCCATTCATCATTTGCTCTATCTGCTTGACGTATCTCTGTGGGTTTTTAATGCCCCTAAATTCACAGTACGATGGATTATAGCGTTTTGGAAAAAAGGAAGAAAAGGAGACCGTTCTTAGTCCCCTCATTCCTCCCAAGTCTATCTCGCCGACGGCATTTATATTTACCGTTTCAATTCCTCGACTTCCTTGGACTTTATACTCACTGGGAAGTACGGGGAAGCGCATTGGTGCGCTACCCTTAAGCCATATTTGCACTAAAACTCATACCTCCTCTGTTTCCTCGTGATGCCATAATCTTTTTAGCTATAGCATCGCCTATTTTGTCTATGTCAGCGTCTTCTCTTACAATAATCTGATCAGCCAACTTCGGAATATTTAAGACCGTACCACCTGTACCCTTTGCCATTCGCACGCTTTCATCGTGTGGGTAAATTCTTGTACCATGTGGAAGGTCGATAATCTCTCCGCCCTTCTCACTTACTTGTACAAGGCCGCCCATCCAGTTTAGGTCGCCAGTAGCCTTTGCAGGTACCGTTGCAGCCTTTACAATTTTACTGTCACCGCCTGCGAAAAAGTTGCCTATGCCTTTAATTCCGTCAACAACTCCGCCGATTACTCCCTTTATGCCCTCAATAATTCCTTTTATCATGCCTGCCCAACCTTTAAAGATTTGAGTAATGCCATCCCATGCCTTTTTCCAGTCGCCTGTAAAAACGCCCGTGATAAATGTAATTATCCCTGAAAGGACATCTATTACACCGCCGATGTAAGTCATTGCACCGCTAAGGAAGCCTGCTAATGCAGATACGGCCACTCCAACAGCTAAGGCTATGCCCTCGCCGATAACGCCGATTACTTGCTTGATTTGTGGTATAAACGGCTCAATTTTTGCCTTTAGGTTGTTAAAGCTCTCCTGTAGCTTCTTGAAAGTCGGAGAAGTTGAATTCATAGCAGACTTAAAAGCCTTAAAATTCGTTACTACAGCAAGAACCACTATAGCAATAGCCGCCAAGACAGCTATGACAATGCCTGCAGGTGATGTTATAGCCATTATGGCAGTTCTTAAAACTCCACCGCCTGCCGAAAGCCCCGAAAAACCTCTAGTTGCGATACTTGCAAATCTTCCCAAGTTGCTAAGTGCTCCGCCGACCTTGCCGACCATGCTCACCGTATTGCCGAATATAAGCAAGGCAGGTCCGACCGCCGCCGCCATCATTGCCCAACGAACAATTTGCTGTCTTTGTTCAGGATCCATCTTGTTGAATCTATCAAGTAGCTCTGTAATCTTTTCGATAAGCGGCACAACCGCGCCCGATAGCGCTTCGCCTGCATTGTATTTGAATACGTCAAATGTAGACTTTAATTGCTCCATCGCACCGCCCGGACCGCTCATAAGAGCCTTGGCCATATCTTCAGATGCTCCTGTTGCGCCTTCAATGCTATCTTTGTAGCCTTGTAGTGCTTCAATGCCCGGACCGTTAATCAGTGTCACCCATTTTGCTGCTTGGTTTTTGCCAAAAATCGCACTTGCAGCCGCAAGCTGTTGTTGGTCGCTAAGGCCTGCAAAACCTTCTTGTAATTCAGCGATTGTCTCAGGCATGCTCTTTAAACTGCCGTTCGCATCAAATACATTTATGCCCAATTCATCAAGCCACAAGCTTGCTTCTTTCGCAGGACTTGCTAAACGCATGAGACCAGTATTAAGTGCTGTAGCACCTTCCGATGCTCCGATACTATGGTCGCCAAAAACGCCTGTAAGTACGGCCAAATCTGAAAAGCTCCATCCGACTGTATTTGCTGTTGAGCCTGCTATGCTCATAGCATCAAACAAGCCTTGAACATCTGTGTTCGCCTGTGCCTGTGCTTTCGCCATCATGTCTGTGTAGTGACTTGCTTCGCTTGCGTCTGCTCCGAACGCTTTCAAAGTGTTACCAAGTCCACCTGTAACCATCGACAAGTCGGATGCCGTACCTGCTGCAAGGTTCATGGCAGGCGCTATCATATCCGCCGCCTGTACGGCATCAAAACCTTGCCTAGCAAAATTCAAAGACGCATCCGCCGCATCCTGCATGCCAAATGTCGAATTAGATGCAGCGGTTTTTATGGCACCTTCAAGCGTCTTTGCTTCTTCCGCTGTGCTTCCCATCGTTTCGCTTACAAGCCTCAGTGTCTTGTCAACGTCTCCGAAATTTTTAAAACTTGCTGCACCAACGGCGGCAAGTGGCAGGGTTACTCCAGTCGTGATTTTTGCGCCTAGATTGCTTATGCTCTGCCCTGCCTTTTCGACTCCCTTCCAAGCTCTTGATGCTGCAGCGGTTCCACTTGTGAGCGTGCCGATTGTTGAATTAAAACTGCTTGTGAAGTTGTCTAAAAACCGAAACTCTACATCTACTTGCCTAGCCATCGCGCTCACTCCTTTCCTTTGCTTCCTCTACCTCTCTTCTGATAAAGTGCCGTATAAGCACCTTGTCAGAAAAAGGCGCATCAAAAAAGACTGACGGGCTCCAGTCGTGATTTACAAATAAGTAATACATCGCTTGGAAATCCGCATCAGTCTCTATCAGTTTTTTATGTCGTCGTAATCAGTGCCGTCCTCGGCTTCTTCTTTGCCAAATCCCGACAAAGCTCCGATTTTTTCCGAAATCTTTACAAGCTCACCGCCCGGAAAGAGGATTTTTGCAAGGTCTTTCGGAGTTACTGCATTGTAATACTCCATAAGCCCCTTGTCTTTTAGGTCGGGTTCAATACAACCTGCAACCGTTACCATAGCGTGCGTATCATATACACGGCTCATGTCTACACTGCCCGACTTATTTGTCGCGCTTGACATGATCTCAGTGTATCGGCTACCCGATAACGCTTTTACCGTAATTTCTACATCTTCGCCTGCCACTTTTGATAAGTGACAAGCTTTTACTTTTTCAGTGGGTATTTCAAGAAGCTTATCTCTATCAAGCTTCATTAACTTTTCCATCAAAGATGCCATTTTTTACTCCTCCTATGCTCTTATATCGTCAAGAAAAGCCCAATCTTCAAAAGTGAAGCTATAAGACTCTTCTGTGTTCTTCTGTACTTCCCAATCCATTAAGATTGCCTTGTCAAATTTGCAGTGATAAAAGACTACTCTTTCTGTGCCCAGTGCGTCCGGATCCGATAACTTTGCTATAATTTTAAAGTCAGGAGTTTCGCCCCTTTTTACTCTGTCTGATATAGCTTTTGATATATTGCTTCTGACATGGTGAAGTTTAATGCTTCCTTTTCCTTCAAGCTTCGTCATCTTCTTTCCTGCTGTAAGACTTCTGACCATGGAAATATCTGAGTAAGATATACTTACCTCACCCTTGCAAGATACGACTTCGCCGATATACTCATCGTCAAGCCACAATTCGCCCCAAGTGCCATTAATTACCTGATTTGATACAAATTTCTTCATGCGCACCTCCTTATACTGTAATTCTTAAAGTTACATCTTCTATTGCGTCTACTAATGACACTGTTGCTTTTAAAAAGACCTGTGAACCTGTGTTCGCTCTCTTTATTTCAGCATCATTGCAGTCGTCAATGCTCTTCTCTGTGCCGTCCTCAAGTATCACTTTCTTGCCCTGTGCCTTTAGCCATTGCTTTTGAGCGTCTATATCAATTTGACACTGTCCAACATCAAGCAATCCATCATTTACAAGACCCATAAAATACGCATTTATAGCGGTTATAAGTAAGCACTTATTGTCATAGCTGTTTGAAAACTTGCCGATGTAATTGTCCTCTATGGTCTTTCTGATGTCGTCCTCCATCATGTCCATAGTCTCAACAAGTTTGATTTTCTTAAAGCTGTCGCCCTTTTCAGCTGTGGTTGTTGTAAGTGATGTTACTGCACGATTAAGCTTGACCTTTTCGCCATCCCAAATGGCTATAAGCTTGCCATCGCCCACTGCTGTGTCCTGCTCAGCCTTTGTAAGTCTGTTCACGTCTACAAAGTCCTGCAAAGGTGCGTAAGTTCCTGACACTCCAAACCCTGTACCTGCTAAAAGTCCTGCTATTCTTGCAGTGCCCTGTTCAGGTGTAAGTGCCTTTTCCTTTGTCCTGTAAAGTGTTGAATTCCAGTTGATAATTCCTTCGCTGTCTCCTGCAACCTCCGGCAATATAGCCTTTACAAGCTTGCGTTCACTTCTTTGCTTCTTAACCCATGTAACAATGTCCTGCACCTTGCTATCAGTTTTCACTGAAGGTATAGCCAAGTATGTGAAGCTCTCATTTTCAAAAAACTGCATCATGTCCTTATATGGCTTTGTCAGGTCTGCACCGCTTGGCATGACATAAACAAGTACATATTTCGGAGCATGTGAATAGCCGATTAAGGCATCTTTTACATACTGTTCGTTTTCCTCATTTAAAACACCTGTAGGAATGTCGCTAACGCTTGTGACCTTAAAGCTCTGTTGCTTTGTGCCTTTAAGGACTAAAGCAACTATGCCACGCTCGCCTCTTTCGATAGCGCTTGCGCCCTGTTCGGTAAAAACGATAGTGATGCTAGGTGATGTTAATTTACCCATTATTTACTTCCTTTCTTTTCTATAGTCAAAGATATATCCGTGATTAGGTCGCCATTGTGGTACTCTGTGCTTTCGTACCAGTCCAATTTAAAGGACATTTGCGGTATATTGCCGTGGTCTTCTATGTAGTCGTGAGTGTACTCTGTGACCAGAAGTCGTCTATCTCCAACTACCAAAACCATGCCCAAGGCATCGAAAATATTTTCGATTACCTCAAGCGCTTCAACCTGCTTAGCTATCTTTTGTACGAAAGTGATTTTCACTGAACACGATTTATGCATCATGTTCTTGCTTTCCCTATCTGTGCCCAACGGCACTATTTCAGCAAAAAAATACGGTGGCACCGCATTATCTACAGTGTCATTCCCGTATCTTTTGATATTTGGATATTCTCTTTTTAAAATTAAATTTACTTCTTTGATAATATCGGCATATGTTGTCATGAAAGCCCCCTGTCTGCTAAGGCTTTGTTAATAGCCGATTGCATCATATCCGGATATTTGCTTTCATACTCTGCTCTTGTTTTTTCTGCATAGTGCTTGCCCTCAACAAATCCGCCTGTATACACTCCGTTTATAAATTTGCGGTGGCCGTTTTCGACAAGGTGGAAGTGTGGCGCCTTATTTGTGACCTCAACGCTTGCAATCATTCCTGAAGGGCTGTAATTCTTTGTTGTTTTCCATCTTTTCAAACCTTTTGCACCGCTTTTATAGCTTGACGGCATTTTTGCATTGCAATCTTTTGTCCATGCTTTCGCTGTCTTTACAATTGCATTGTTAATGTCGTCAGGTGCCCTAGATGCCATATTTTGCATATCTTCAAGCAGTCCATCAAGTCCGATAAAATGTATAGAGTCCATTACTCCCTCCTTTCTTCATGGTCTTTGTTCTCAGTACACATAAGTTCAAGATAATAAGAAGCTTCCAAGGGATTAACAATGTAATTTATAAGAAATTGCCTGCCTTGATACTCAATCACATCTTTTTCAGTTACATCCGTATTTCTGATTGTAATTTTGTATACAAGCTTGCTAGTCGTCTTATAGTGCTCTAATTGCTCATTTCCCCTTAAAGGCCTTATCTCTGCCCAAACTTTTTTATGCACTGACAAAGTACTCACGATATTTGCAAGTTCGTCCTCTGTCTCTATGTATCTTAGTATGTTGACTTTCTTATTAAGCCTTCCGGGGTTTATGCCTTTCATGTATCCCCCTTAAGCGACTTTTTCATTTGCAGTTGCAAGATTATACTCCTGAAAGTGTATTCAATTGCCTTTCTTTGCTGTATATCAGACTGCATTAATTCTCTGTTGTCATACATATTTTGAACTATCGCACAAAAAAGAAGATTTGCCGTCTTATCTGTTTCATCGTATTCGCCTACAGCGGACACGATATATTCTTTCGATGCTTCCATCATAGTTCTTATGATATTGTCGTCATCATCTCCGTCTACTCTTAAGTAGTCTTTAACTTCCTCAATCGTCATATAGGCTAATACCTCCTAAAAAAGCCCCTGCAGGTGCAAGGGCTTAAATTCTACTAAGGTGTTACAGTGATATATCCGTTTACAAATGCGTTCGCATCCTTTGTCTTGCAGTCAAGGCGCTCAATTCCTCTGAAGAGTGTTAAGTCCTGCTCAAACGCGTTAAGCTGGCCAACTGCTGCGACATTGGAAGTCATAATGCTAAGCTTATCTCTATCAAAAAGCTTGATAGCTTCCTTAAAGTCGCCGATTACGAACGGCACCTTATTGGTCTTTGTTGCCATTACAGCGTTTGGCACTACAACAATTGGGATAGTAGATGCACCTACTGCAAGCACTTTCTTTGCCGGATCCTGAAGGCTTGGTGTAAGCAAGTATCTGCCATTCTTGTCCACAAGGGTATCAAGATACTGTAATCCGTCATCGTTTGTCACGATTGTAACACTTCCTGCAAATGCGGAGCCAAGTGTCACATTGATAGCCTTCTTAATTCCGTCAAGGTTCTTCAAGTCTGTCTCTGCCTTTGTTGCGATAGCTGTCAAAATCTGAGCGTTTCTTGTCGCCACATCCTGCTCCGCAAACCACTTTGTAAGTGCAGAAGTGATATTTGCGTCTGAGTCTGCTAAAAGCTCATTTGTAACAGGCATGTATCCTGCGTATTTCTTGATTGCGTACTCAAGGATCTCAAATTGTGGAGTTGCAGCAGCCTGAATTTTTCCTGCTTCTAAAACTGCCTTAAAGCCTTCAACCTGTGCTCTCTTCTGATAAGTTCTGCGGCCTGTTGATGTGCTTACCTTTTCAACATCTACAAGGTTCTCAAGTGAAAACATAGCCTTTTTATACTGATTAATCTTTGTCTTGATATCCTCAGGCACTGTATAACCGCCGTCAGCCTTTGTTCCCTCAGACATGGTATTTGTGTAAAAACCATGTCTTGCTGCCTCTGCAAAATCATGCACTGCATCAGATCCGGATGCGGATGCGATTTTTACGGCTAAGGCCTTGGCAAAATTCTCTGTTGACGCGCCCGTCTGCTCCCCTTCTACTACGTCCTTTAAAATATTGTACTGCTCCTGAAGATTAACAAGCTCTTCCTTTGCACTCTTTGCATCTGTGATTTTTCCCTGCTCTGCAAGGTTCTTTACTTCAAGCTTCTTTGCATTTATTGCATCAAGTAATTCCTGTAAATTCATTTTTGCTCCTTTCATGCCCCGAATGTATCAAGGTCTTTTAACAAATTGTTTTTTGCTTCTTCAATACCAGCTTTTTCGGCTGTATACTGCTGTATCATTTCGTCGGTAATCTTCAGATTGCCCATGCTGTTTGTGATTATTGCCTGTCCGGATTGACTTATAGCGTCTATAAATCCCATTTCCACAGCCTTATCGGCTGTTATCCATGTTTCTGCATCCATCATCTGAATGATTTCGTCTTTGCTCTTGCCAGTTTTTTCAACATAAGCACTTGCCAAAGCTTCATCCCATGCTTTTAACGTGTCAGCCTGCTTGCTAAGCTGTGCATGATTTCCGCTTGTATAGCTTACCGACACATCGTGGATCATAAGCATGCCGACAGGTGATATTGTGCTTTTGCCCGCCATAGCGATTACAGATGCAGCAGACGCTGCCAAGCCTTCAACTTCTATATCCACATCGTTGCGACTTCTTAATGTCGCATAGATTTCCTGACCTGCAAGCACATCACCACCACCCGAATTTATTTTGACCTGTAATCGGTCGCCTTTTGGCATTTCTTCGATTGCAGATAAAACATCCTGCGGCGTTGTACAGTCGTACCCGAACCAGTCGTAAATTTCCTTCATGTCATTACTGACAATGTCGCCTTTAATCTTTAGTATCATCTTTGCCCTCCTTTCCGATATTGTATGCAGCGCCAACATTCGTAAGCGGTACATAGTTGCCATTTACTATAAGCACATCACCGCCATTTTTTGAGGGCAAGTCCAGTAAATGCCTGCCCTCATTCGGGGTATATATGCCGTTTTGCACCGCCGATGTTATTGACTGCATTTGTGTCTCCATATTCGCCCTTAACAGCACCTTTTCATTAAATTTGTATACAAGACCATCAGCCCTTTGCTTATCCGTCAAGCACTTGTAATTGATTTCCTGCTCATATTGATTGAGTCTGTACATCATTGTATCGACCAAAAAGCTAAGCTGTTGCGACTCTGAATTAGAGTAACTTGACTTCTCATAATCGTTTATCTGATTTGGCTTAACTCCGAAAGCTGCTGCAATCTGCAGTGCGCTGTACTTCTTTAACTCCATATACTGAGCATCTGCCAAAGTATATGTAAGTGGTTCTAACTTCATGCCTAAAGGCAACGCCACGACCTTACCTGCGTTATTTGCACCTGTAAGCAAATCATTGTATTGCTTTTCAAGTCGTTGTCTTAATCTTTCATCTAAGTCGCCCGTATACTGCAGGACGCTTGATGCAGTTAAGCCACTCTGATACAGCTTTTCAAGATATCTTTGAGAATATCCGGCACCGTCAATCGTGCTTTTCAAGATATCCCTTACCGATATGCCCATGACTCCATCCCAAGACAACCAGTTTTTTATATGCAGTACATCTTCTTGCCTAAATATTGCAGTTTCGCCATTTTGGGGATTTGTAAACCTGTAATAAAGTCGCCCTTTGTCACCGAATACGCCTGCATCATCCATGTATACAGTCACACAGTCGGATTTCATGATCCAGTAAGCCGTCTTTGGTATCTCACCCTTTTTCAAGCCACTCTTGTAATCTCTTTGTATCCATGCGTAAGCGTTGCCGTAGTGTTGGCAATTGGCTTCCATAGTGCTCCAAAAAGTTGACGGTGTCATAACTGAATTAGGCCTGTACAGCAATATGTCCGCTGTCGGTGCCCTAACCCTGCCACCCGACTCGTCTTCTTGATAGAGTTTCAAGGGCATCTTGCCCATCGTCTCAGACAAGACTTTTAAGCAAGTAAAATATGTCGTTTCTGCCAAGGCTTTCGGCTTGTCTGTATCAATACCAAGCCACTGCAGAAGTCTATCGCTTGCCGTGTCTACCGTCTCAGGCATAAGTAAGTTTTTTAAGTTATTAAAAAATCCCATTTAACCCGTCATTCCTTTCAAAAAGTTTTCTATGTATTCGCTATAGCTTTCCGACTCAAAATTGTGATATAAAGCCAGTTTAAATGCCCCAAGTGTGGCATCGACGGGGTCGATTCGCTTAGTAGTTGCGTCTTTATCTATCTTTATCAAGCCGTTATTTGTCCTTACAACTGCATTAGACATAGCGTAATTAAAAAGCGGGTTATGCAAGTAAAGCACATTACCCGAATAAACCTGCTCTCTAAATCCTTGGGTGCTTTCGTTAAGACTCTTATGGCTCTGATACACTTCTTCGACTGTGTAGCCTTCATCTGATAAGTCCATCATGAGCTTTGAAGCGTTTGCAGGGTCGAAACATAAGCACTGTATGTCAAGTTGATACTTTTCACATTCATCAAGCACGTAACGCATTACAGTCGCTTGGTCGACAATCGGCGTATTTGTCAGCGTCAAATATCCTAAGCGTTCCCAAGCGTCATACGGTACCTTATCTTTTATGATGTGTTCTCTAAGCTTGTCCACTGTCGGGATAAAGCTATGTGTCCAAACAAAGTAATAGACTATCTTCTTGCCGTTGCTGTCCAGTTTATCGGCCTGATAAGGTACAATAAAAGCGACCGATGTAAGGTCGATTTTTGACGACATATCAAAACCGACATACACGGGTCGCCCTCTTAGGTCGATAGGGAACTCCTTGACTTCGCAAGCTTTCCATTTTTTCATATCCATATAGCCGTTATTTGATGCCGATACCCATATATTGAGTACTTTAGTCATGAAAGCTATCATTTTTTCGGGTATCTGCTTCGCAATCTCATAATCTTCAGCTATCTTTTTTATACCTTCATCATAAAAGGCGCGTATCGGGTTGGCTTTTTGCCATGTTTCAAGCGTTCCAGGGTCGTCGCCCTTGTCCGCTTCACAAATATCAATAAAATATTCATCGTTTTTTACATCAACATCGGGATCTAAAACCTTTGAGCAGTAGTCGTATTCTTGCGTATAACAAGGGTATGTTAAATCCTTGCCAGCTGTGGTTATTATCGTCAGCATTGGCTCTTTTGTGTTTGAGCCAAGTCCAAGGTCGTAAAAATCGGTCGTCTGGTGTTGGTGATATTCATCGAGGATAAGACATGCAGGATTGGTACCATCACCCGTCTTGCCATCTTCTTTCGATAGTGGTTTTATAAAAGACCCCGTTTTGATGTGCACTATTTCGTCACGTTTGAAATTGAATTTTGACCGCAATATCGAGCCTTTAGTCATCAAATTACATTCATTAAATACAATCTTTGACTGTTCTCTTTTGGTTCCTGCAGTGTATACCTCATATGTCTCCATATTCTTTGTGGATTGTATGGCTATTTCATATAAGGCCTCACCGCTTTCTGACTGGCTCTTACCATTCTTCCTGCCTACCTCTGTAAAGCTCTTCTTGAATCTCTTCCTTCCTGTCTCTCTGTGTATCCAGCCATATAATTGACACGCTCTAAACTTCTGCCACGCTGTAAGCTCTATCGGCTTGCCTGCCAAAGCACCCTTCGAATGCCTCAGCAAAGAAAACCACGTAACAATTTTGTTTGCGTTGTCCTCACTCCAGACGTAAGGAAAGTCGGTCGTGCCTACTCTGTCTAAATCATCAAGAAAGCGTTGACATGCCCACTTGTGCTTTTGCCCTGACGGGATTTCATCAGCTAAACAACTTTTTGCGTACTGCTTGATATCCTCTAAGTGACTCATATCTATATATCCCCGAACAACTGCACGAGGTTTTCCTCTTGTCCTTTTGCCTTTTCTGATGCAATCTTAAGCCTTGAGCTTGCAGACATACCCAATGCGCTTCCGGAGGTGTCCATGTCTTTCTTTGCCTGCTCCAATATCGCATATAAGGGGTTTGGCTTTTCTCCTGAACTTGTTTTCACAGTCGGGCAGAAATCTTTTTTCTTTGTTTCCTTTAGCGCCTGCAGGTACATCGAATAGGCATTTGCGTATACAATCATGCTATTACGGTCTAAGTTGCCTATAATGTCGATACTCTGCAGGTTCTTTCGTACCCTTTCGTATTCTCTCTTTGCTGTCGCATCTAAAAAGACCGATGAAGGAAGCTTCTCTAATTCATCCTTATCGGTCTTGACTAATGACTCTTCATATTCTCTTTTTGCCCTGACGTCTTTTTTAATATTGCCAGTCTGCATTGAAATTATTTTTCTAGGTCTGCCCATTCGCCCTCCTTCCTGCTCCTGTCGTGAACGAAATTGTCCACTTTTGGCGACTATTTAGAAATTTACGTAAAGAAAACTGGGGCAGCGGTCGCTGTATACAATATACAAACTTTTTACTATCCCCCTACCCTAGCCTTTTTGTCTTTAAAATCTATATTAGAAAGATACCTTCCTCACTAAGCTTCTCAGTATCTCTTGCGTCCTTGCCATATCCTCAGCGCTCTTTCTATACAGCGCGTGAATTTCATCATGACTTGAGCGTGATAGCGGTATCAGATTGTCTTCAGTATAAAACAACTCCGGCGCATCCTCAGCCGTAACAATGTGATGGACCGTGTGAGCGTACTCTATCCGTCCGTGCATCAAAGCCCAAGGATCTAAACCATCGTATCGTGCGATTATCACAGTTCTCAGCTTTTGCCACCTTGCCCCCCGATATAATTTGCGTGTGCCAGTGGGGGCTTCATAATCCCTTTTGTACCCGCAATCACATTTACCACCTGCCTCATATCTTTTTCCGCAGTGTGTGCATCTTCTGTATATCATCTTTGTCCTTCTCTTTCTTTACATACAAAAAGAGACAGCCATAATCGACTGTCTCTTCTTTGCTTTGGAAAAATACGTAGCCTAGGGGGTAATGTCAACGTATCAAAAAACTTATTGGGGCGGAAAATGTTTAAACCGCCCTTTACCCAATAAGGAGAATCATGAAAAAATATCTTTGATACCTTTCACGCATACAGTATAACACTGTCAATATGTGAATTAATATGACCTATTTTAAAAAGAGACAAGTTTTTTCTTGCCTCTTTGATTTTCTTATGCCTCAACTATTCTATCTGTAACGCTCTTTATTATATCCGCTATCTTCTGCTTTTTAACTTCTATGTAATCTACAGCTTTCTGAAAGCTTTCTCTTGCTTCTTCTGAGTTATCATCCTTCAATGCTTCTTCTGCTTTTCTTGCCTTTCCTTCCGCTCTCTTTAAACAAACATAAGCAAATTGTATATCATCATCGTCAACCATGACGTGCGGAAAGTTTTTATCGTTGCACACCCAAGCTGCAATATTTCCGTTTGCATCAACTGCACTCTTTGGAATGTACTCTGTTTTAACTTTGCCTTCTTTGTTTTTAAAACTAATCTTGTAAGCCTTTTCGCTGTAATCCTGTAAATATTTTCTGTAGTCTATAAACGCTGTTGTCTCTGTTGTGTAATCTTCTCTTTTTAATACTTCCATTTTTGTTCCCCTTTCATGTTGGAGGTTTTTTGTTTACCTCTCTTAACTGTCTTTATTATAACACGCATTGCGTATAATGTCAACAGTTTGGGAAACTTTTTTATTTATTTTCAAGCTCTATAATTCTGTGCATCATGTCAACTATGTAGCCCCTGACTTCCCTATTTCCGTACTCCCAGTCCTGTATAGTTCTGAGTGGAATCCCGAATTTTTCTGCAAATTTCGCTTGAGACAATCCAAGTTCTTTTCTTAGTTCTTTTAATCTTTCTTTATCGTCCATGTTACTCCTTTTTAAATCCACAAACCCTCTGGAGAGGGCTTGCATTTATTGTTTGCTTTTATAATATATCTCGTTTGTTTATTGACATCTTTGGAAAGTCTAGGCCCGAAAGATTCAAGTCTATTGGATAAATCGCTCTGAAACTCTTGAAGTAATATATCTCACCGTATTCCAGCGTTCCGTCTTTTTTGCATCCTATTGCCCTTGACGCTCTTTCTTTGCCGTCCACTTCAACCATCGGATCTGACTCCAACCATTTTAGCCCTTTTATAAATTCTTCTTTTGTTATTCCTGAAAACTCATTCCATTCCTTGAATACTTCCGATTTGTCTTCATTAACTAATTTCTTCTTTGCTTCAAATATTTTCTTTGCTTTTTCAGTCATTTCTTCTTCAAAGTTTGGCTCTTCTATTTCTTCATCAAATAATTTTGCCTTTAATCTTCTAATTTCCCTGAGCGTTGATACTTCTGTGTCCGCGAAGTCATATGCCTCACCTACACGCATATCGGCATAAATGTCCGAAAGCCATCGCATATATTCTATTTGTTCCACAGTTGGCTCTTGTGTAAAATAGTAATAATTAGTTACTTCTGCATCTACACCCGGATAGTAACAATCTCTTACTATCCAATAGCCGTTTTCAATTATTAAATGTCTTTCTTCTACCCCTAATTTGTTTTCATTCGTACATTTTTCTTCGATTTCTCTTATCCATTCCCTCACCGCGAACTTTTCACAATTTAGCTTCTTTTTAATTTCCGCCTTTATTCTTTCAATCTCTTCCCTTAATTCCTCTTTTGTTAGTTGCTTTTTCATTTTTTCTTCTCCTTTATTGAATAATTTATTTAAAGATGCTATTATGTAATAGCCTTTCTTTTAAGGTTTGCCTTGCGGTTTTGTCTTGGTCGGCTACCGCAAGGCTTTTTATTTTTTATGCTGCTATTACTAAAGTTCTGTTTACATTCTCTTCATTTTCAAGGCTTGCCGTAATGCTTATAAGCTTTCTTCCGTATTCGTCTGTGTAAGTTTCAAACCACTCAAGGTTTTCGTTGTTCTCAAGTGCCTCAGCCTCTGCTACTGTGATAACTTCGTAATTTCTCATATCCGCTACTTCATTGTATAAATTTGCTCTCATTTTATTACCTCTCTTTTCTTTCTTACAGTTTGTTTTGCTTGGTCGGCTCTGTAAGTTGTTTTCTTGTTCCTTATGGTTATATAATAACACGCAATGCGTATAATGTCAACACCTTTTTAAAACTTTTTAAAAAAATAAAAAAGTTGCCGACATGATATCAACAACTTTTCCCAATGTGGTTATATTCTTTTTTTATTACAGTAAACTGAAAACTTTACATTCCAATCTGGTTAAATTCTTTTAACAACAAACTTGAAAACTTTACATTCCAATCTGGTGTTATTCAATTTCTTAAAGGATATCTCTTTTTTATGTTAAAGTCAAGCGCAATATCTTTCGCCGTGTAGTCTGTCGAACTCTTTCAGCGCTTCTCTGTGAAGTATCAGCACCCACCTTGTACCGTAATTCATTTTTTCCGATATCTCCCCGAATTTCAAGCCGGTTATATATCGCATTATCAACAAGCTCCTATATCGCATGTCCTCTATCGCATCTATCTCTTTGCTTATCTTCGCTTGCAACTCTGCATACGCTTTCATCTGCTCACTGATATCCTTTTTCAGCTCTATCACGTGTATGACAATTACTGCAGTCTTGTCATTATCGTGACTTGACTCAACTTTACAGTCGCTAAGTGTGCTACTTACCTTTTTTGACATTGCATCAAGTCGTTCGCACTCAAGTCGCTTTGCTTCGATAAGTCGCTCAAGATTTAGCAATTGACTTAAATATTCTTTTGCTGTCATTTATCACCTTTCCGGATCTGTCCGAATGCGCCCAAGCTTAAGTGCTTTCTCATAAGCTCTAAGCAACTAAATTTGCCATTTATAGTGCACTCTTCTCTGAGTTTCCGCCAGTCTTTTTTAGCTCGCTCTTTCTCTTCCTCTTCAGCGCTTTTTCTTGATGCCTCGATCACTTCTGATACGAAAATATCATACATGTATCTAGTCACTCTTAAACCTGAAAAAAGTACGCTTTTTCTCATATAGTCGTGACAAAATCCCTTTTCTTTTAATAGTTCTTGATTTACTTTCGCATTTTTTCGCTTATTTGTGCATACCTTCCACCTGCTTGTCTGATATGCGCAAGTATCGCAATTTTTATACATTTTCATTCCCTTTCCCACTCCGGGCACATCATCTTATCATCTACAAAGTCACCGCATTGGTCGCTTCTTGTACAAATGCATATTCCCGCGCGTTCAAATTGTTCTTTGTACCATGTGCAGTTTTTACATGTTCTACTGCTGTCTTTTTCCACCTTTATTCTTCTCATCTGCCGCTTCAGCTTTTCTTCAACTATGAGAGATACCATCGTTTTGTCGCTCTCATCGTCAAGTAACTGCGTAAGCATAATATGCACATCCGCAATCTCTTCCAAGACCGCCCTTGAGTGCTCTTCTTTGCCCTTAAGGATATCTTTTTGCAGTGCGACTATAAGCTCCGCAAGTTCTTCGATCGCCTTGGATTTTTGATGCATAACGCCGTAATGCTGTAATATCTGCCTTGCTAGTCCTTCAATCATTCTTCTTTTACCTCATCCCAGTACCAAGTTACGACATCCATGACTTGTTGAAACGCCTCTTTATCAATTTCATCATTCGTCGCATCATCTTCTACTTCAAACTCAATATCAATATCACTAACTGCATTATACACATTTAAATATGCTATTATTTTTCTCATACCCTACCCCACTGCTCTGCCATAGCCCTTGCTATGCCCTCAAAGGTTTTGCTTCTCACTGTCGCCCTGTCTCCCTTGACCATTTCTTCCCAGCATCTTGCTTTTCCGTTTGGATGTTTACCGAAAAGTTCAGCATTGTTCGGCTTATCCAGGCTATTGCCCTGTAAGGGTTTCAGTCCTTTCAGCCACAAGCAAGTTCTTTTTGTTACATAATTTTCTTTATCGTCTTCGGACTCTGCGAATTGATAAGGCTCAATGATTTGGTCGGGCTTTCTATATACGGTACTCATCACCCCAACCGGATTTTCTATTGCTACCTTGTCGCAATCCACATTTGCAAATCTCATAAAGAACTCCTGCGCCTGTATTCTCTTTTGAGTTCTTGCATTGATTTGCTCAAGTGTGGCGCCCTTCAGGCTGTGGCTTCTTGTCGCTGCATTGCTCAAGTAAGTGCAAGGTGGATGTGCAATGATTAAATCCCACTTATCAATTATGTGCTCTTTTCCGTCCTGTGTCTTAATCACTTCCCCCCCCCCTCAAGAATTTCAAGGCAATCGCCCTTTATGTGCCATTCCGGGTGTCCTCCGTACTGCTCCTCTATGTCACAGCTGTAAGCTTCGTGCCCTAACGCCCTAAACTCCTTACAGACCGTCTGGCTGCATTCGCAAGCAATTAATACTTTCATTTATCCCCCTCTACTTCAGTAACTTGTCCAACTCTTCACTTTTCGCTTTAATTTCATCATTGCGTTCCCTGATTTGACTTTTGAGCTTTTCTTTAATAAACTCAATAACTTCATCCATTCCAGCACACCATAGCGGAACAAAAAGGTTATGTTTATACTCCCCTTCGTTGTCGGTTCCTTCGATTTGTATATTGTGACAATTAAAATTGTCTAGCATTTCAAGAAAATCCATATCCTTTTTTAACTGCCCTTCATAGAAACTTAAAATGTTCGCTAATTTATTGATATTATCTATCTTTCTTTGCAATACTTCCACTCTTCTCTCATTCATTCAATCGTACCTCCTCCTGCTCTCTTTATGTACAAGCTTAACTCTGTCGCCAAGCCTAAAACCCACAAGGTCGACAATATATCTGATGTGCTTGATTAGTTCGTCATGTTCGGCCTGCTCTTTTAGTTGTCTTTTCTTAAACTCTTCCATGGACACGATTGCCTTATATGCTGTGCTGTCCTTGTAGCCTTCAGCGTTGTGTTTGATATCGTTACTCATTTAGTACCTCTTTCGCAAGCTTTTCAAGACTTCCTGTCGCTTTTCGAAAATCACTTATATACTCTTCTCTTTGTTCTTTAAGTAAATCTATAATAGCCATTCTAAGTGGCTTTTGATCGTATGAAGATAAAAATGAATTTAAACAAATTCTATCTTTTGCAGAAATTTCGCCAGCCTCCCATACGCAAATTTCAGTAGTGAAACTTACTCTTTCGTTTAATTCGTAATCCTCAAGTTTCTCTATTATCTCATCAATTCCATATACGTCTCCCATATAGTTTGCTACTTCAGTCGCCACTTCTCTGGTTTTATTTATTTTTTCCTTTGTCATCTTCCACCTCCGTCAATATTTCCTGTATCTCTTTTACGCATTTCAACGCTTCAGCATTTCTCTGCTCTAATCTTTTATAAATCACCTCTATAGCCATTTTTGATATATCTATAAAGTCGGAGGTAGGCAAGTTCGGCAAAAACTCTCCACCTCTCCACCCATCAGAATGAAAAATAATATAAATATTTTTATTTTGAATCCATTCTTTCAGCACTTCTATATCTTCGTATCCTCTTCTATTTTTGTCTAATTCATAAGTAGTTTCACTGAGCAACTCCCAGACTTTTTTAGCTTTCTCTTTTCCTTCGTCCATTTTCCACCTCACGCATAGTATTTTATTTCATTTTCCTTGCATATATACTCATTCTTAAACAAGGGTTTTACTTCGCCATCCTCCTGCAGTTCATAAATCTCCATGTCCATTTCTTCTGCCATTTTCTTCTCAAGCTTTGCACCTTTTGACTTTTTCCAACCTGCAAGCATGACCATCTTATCTGACATGCCCACAAGGCTGTAGCATAGTTCCATGTACTCCTTGTGTGTGCCGTACGGTAAGACATTTCCAAGCCTTGCCGGATTGATTATGTCAGAGCCTTTAAACTGCTTATTTGCCCTGATAGTGTTTTCTGCTCTCAGAAAATTTAACAAGTAATTTTTTACTCCCGTAATCGGGCCCGATAGGTATATTCGCATTGTTACCCCTCCTCAAAGTTAAATTTCATCTGTCCTTCTATCGTCTTATCTTCAATCCACCACTTAAACACTGATTCAGCATCTTTCCATGCTCCGCCGTTTCCATCGTCTTTTCCTCTTTCCTTCCTGACTTCAAGCATTTTTTCAAATGCTTTTATGTATCGCTCTTTGTATGCAGGAAATGTCAGTATATCTCTTTGTTTTTCTCGTTTATTTGCCAAAGGGCATAGGATACACCCTACTCTGCTGTACCCCATATCGTACAACTCGTTGTATGCTATATTGTTTTCGTGTATATACTCCCATACCTCTGCATCTGACCAATCGTATATGGGGTTTACTAATATCGTTTTGTGCTTTCTCGCTGTCGTTACAATCGCGCAATCCCACACTTCATCTTGTTCTTTCGCATCTTTAAAAACCTCTTGGACGTGCGACAAACTGAAGTGTTTTGAATTTGCAAGCTTGCCGACGCTTGTTGAAAATATATCCCTGTTTTGTCGCCCTTTTGACTCTGCAGCTCTCACGCCTAGTGCAACCACTTTGTTTTTTTCTGTGCCTTCTTTGAACACTCCACAGCAATATCGTACAAGCCTTGTGGGCGGTATGCCCTTTTGTGCTATCAGGCTAAACATGTTTATTGGTTTGCCCTTATAAATTGGCATTTTCTTATATGCTTTTATGCCTTTTTCTTTCAGCTCTGCAAAAACTTTGTTTACGTGTCGATTTGTCTGCGGTGCATCCACGGTCGTGATGCTGTGCGATACTTCAAAGCTTATGCCCGATTTTATCGCTAGATCCAGTAAGACATCGCTATCTTTTCCACCGCTGTATGTGACAACCACGGGCTTATCGTAAAAGTCTCTTGCTATCTTTTCGGCTGTCTTAAATGCCTCAATAGCTTTATTTATTTTATCTTCGTTCACATTTCTCCCTTTATCTTTTGCTTTATATGCCCCTAATTTTAGCCACAATATACCTAGAACGCATTTTTATTGCCTTAGTGATACTTTTATCCACCTTGATACAAAAATTGATTTTAGGGCATTTTGTAGCGCCATTTAATTGTTTAATATTTATTTGCCTATTTCTTCAAGTACAACTTCCACCCTCGCCGTCTCAGCGTAAAGCTTTTGCACAATAAGCAAACACACTTGCGCATCATCGTCATAGGCTACCCCGTTTAGCGCGTCTAAGATACTTTTAGCTAAATTATCGCTATCAATTTTCTTGATATAGCTTATTTCACCTTTGAGCATCTGCTCCCTTTGCTTTTTGCTTATCGACTTCGGAGGCTCAAAGTAGCCGTATATGGTCGCACTTATGGCACCTTCAAGTTTTTGCTTGCTTACTTGCCTGTAAGATATCCTGACAAGGTTCTCATACTCTGCAGTTTTTTGCGGAGTATATGTCCTTACTCCTGTAAAGGTTCTTGAAAATCTAGGTCGTTGTTTGCCTACAGGTTTGCCCGGCACTGTGAATTTAACTATCTTTTTATCCACCCTTGATCACCTTCAATTCTCTTAAAAATTTGTCATTCATCTCTGTATCTATCTCATCGTTTCGCTGTTCAAAGTTGTTGAACTTTGATTTTGCAGCAGGTGAACTGGTAGCCTTGTTCTCGTTCTGTTGCCTTGATAGCCATCCATTAACAAATCGTTTCATTCCCGACTTTGTTTTTCGCCTAGTCGGATTTGCGTCTAGCCACCCTATCATGTTCCTCATTTCCTGCTCTACATCTACTGCAGGATATAAGCTTTTATAGCTGTCTATGTCACTCTGATAAAACGGATATCCCTCTCCCGTGTTTGTGCAAAGCTCAAAAATCACTTTCTTTTCTTCCGCCTCCACAGCCTTGATATTTTGGGCTCCGCGCTTATAGTTATTAAAAATTGGTTTAGAGTTGGTTTCTTTTTCTATTTCTACTTGGTTTCTATTGGTTTCAGGCGGTGGATTTCCGTTGCTCACCGTTGAAAGTTCTATTCCACCGTGAACCACCGTGTGAAAGTTTTTTTCAGTATCGACAGGTTCAGGACACTTAGACTTTTTTGTCTGTATCCTTTGATGTTTTTCCCAAGTCGGGAAGTATAAATATATTTCATCCTCAACCTTGTAAAGCCTTATTAAATCTACACTTTGCAACTCTTCAAGGCCTTTTTCTATATGCTTTGTAGTGACGTCTTTTCTTCTTGCAAAACAGAAGCCTTTTAGCAAGTCCGGATCTGCATTACCTCTGCCGTAGTCGTCTACATATGTGAGTAGATAAGTCCATAACCTGAAGCAAAAATCATTTAACTCATTTACTTGCTTATCAGTCCTTATAGACTCTTTAATCATTCGATTACCCATTGCAACTCCTTTATATCAAAGCAAAGAACCCACTTTTTAAGTCGTGACACATAAAAGAAATTTGTACATCTACCTAGCCAATAAGCAGTGTTTATAGTTTCTTTTGTGGGTTCTTTGCTGTGATGTCTTTTTTACTCGAAAAGTGCAGCGGCTACATCGTCCTGATTACTCTCTTCTTTTGCTTCTTCTGCCTTTTCTACTACTTCGCCATCAATGATTTTTTCAGGCTCATTTTCTGTATAATTATTCACTTCTTCTTCAACTTCGACATATGACTTACTACCGTCTTCATTGACGATTGTCATATCTGCATCTATAGCAGTTACTAAATCTATGCTCATAATTCCCCACTTACTTATGAGTTGTCTAAGCATTGTTTTATACGCCATTCCGTCAAAATCTTTTGACCAAAAGGTGTATTGATTGCCTTTTCTTTTATCTGCTGCATATCCGGCGGAGTACTTAAGTGCGTGAGCCTCCATCTTTGCCCTGCTCCAATACATTGCCTTTTTAAATCCGTTTGTGTACTCAAACATTGCATAGTAGCCGATTGTAGCCGCCTTTTCTCTTTCTTCTTCGTCCTCTATCAGATTTACTTCTATCTCCTCATTTAAAGGATCATATCGAACAAGTTCGCCCTCTTTTATTGAAAGCACATTGATTTTTTTATACTGTCCCGAGCGTATAGCAAGCTGTATATATCCCTTGTAACCAAGTTGGAATTGTGCCACCTTGCCATCTTTATTGTTAAACGGAACAAGGTAATATTGGCCAAGCTGTGGGCTTGGTGAGAGATTAAGACTCTCTCCAAGCAATGCAGCAGACAAGATACTTGAATTACTGCAGGTCTGCAGTTCCTTATTATTATTTACCGCCGACACTATTGAGCTTATGAAGCGCGTGCCGTTTTTGCTTCCTACAACCTTATTTATTTGCTCCTTGACCGCATCCGCTGTCAGGTATGCTGTGAAGCCTGTCGCCTTCTTTTTTGCTACTAAACTGTTTTGTACTGCCATTTTTATATCCTCCTGATTTTAATATTATTTAATTTAAGCCATGAGGCTAACATTTTTGCTTCTTCTGCACTTAGATAAGCTTCAAACTTTGTCCACTCTCTTTTTACGTCTGTAGCAGGTTCTTCTGCTTCTTGCGGATCCGGAGCAACTTCTTCCTTTTCCTGTTCTTTTCTCTCTTCTTCAGCCTTTTTCTTTTCAGCTATATCGACCATATACTTTGCTTTTTCTAAAGCTTCATTGAGACTTAAGGTCTCTTTGTAGACTTCTGTGGCTTCAAAGCTGTATTCTTTTAATTCTGCTATAGTCTTGATATCGTGCTTGATAGCATTAAACTTATTATTGATTACAGTTTCGACCATCTTCAGTGACAAGCTGGCATTTAAAAACTTATCTTCAAATATCTGTTCAAAGCTTATAAACTCAAGCTCTTCGCCTGCTGCATCTTTTAACTTCTCAAACAGCGCCTTGACCTCTTCAAGCTTCTTTTGCTTTTTTTCTTCCTCATAGCCTTTGATTTGTGAGTCTATCAAAGCCACAGGCTCCTTTATGACCGCAAGCAGGTCTTTTATTTGTGCTTCAAACTTCTCATAAGGCTGTAAGCACTGCTTCTTTATCCGCTTGCGCTCACCATCTATCGCGGTCGCTAATGCGTTCAGCTTCGCCCTGTCGGCTTTCGCTTCTTTGATTTGGTCTTCTGTATATACAAGACCTTTATACTCTTCAAGCTTCTGTGATAGCTCCGCCTTTAGTTCGTCGTAATTCCATTCGATCGCTTTTATAAAGCCATCTTCACTCGGATTGTATATCTTTAGTTCCATAGTCCTCCTTCTTTTTGCGACATAATAATGTCGCTATTTTCGCTATATTGTCGCTTCCGCCAATATATGCCATCTTGTTGACGTCAACAAAATAGGCGTTTTTCCCGACGTCGGAAAAATAGTATCTTTATATGTCCGGAAGTATTAAGTCAGGCATCTTTCTAGCCTCTACACACTTCCAAAATTTTGCTTCTTCTTCTGCTAAGTACTCTATATCTCCCACAACCTCACTTCTTTCGATAAAATAGTGCTTAGTCTGCAGATATATCTGCCCACCGAACTCACTTTTAAGTTGTGCTTTTAGCACTACAAAATCAAATTCTGTGACCATCAAGTAATGTAAAACTTGTATAAAGTAATTGTCAGGTATCCTGTCCCTCCACTTTTCTTTCTGCATACTCTGCAGTATATTTGTTGTCTTTATCTCAAGTATGCCACGCCTGCCGTCTTCATCTGTAAGTTCACCGTCAAGGCTTGCGTGGGCAAAAGGATACTTGCTATTTAAGTACATATTGTTATCAAAGTACTGCACTTGATACTGCGGAAAGTCTAATCTGAATAACTCTCTTAGATGCTCCTCCGCCTTAGTGCCATATAGTACATAAGGCTTGTGAGATATATCTGGGCTTTCTTTTTGCCCTGTCTTTTCTAAGTACAAGTCTGTATTTGTCTTATACGGATTTAACCCCACGATTGCGGAAGCATCTGAACCACCTATCCTGCTTCTGTGCTTTAGCCATTCTTCACGACTAGCCAATATCTTTCTTTCTATCATCTTTAAGCCTTCAATATCATGCTTGCGACCTGCTCCGCCGTGAAATCCAGTGTCTCAGCTATCGCCCTGAGCTCAAAAACCGTCATGTCGCCCGGATTGTCTCTTTTGTGAGCCACCGTCTTTTCAGTTTTGCCGATAAGACTTGCGATGTTTTTTGTCTTTAACCCTTTAAGCTCAAGGCCTGCCATGTATGCAGCCTTGAATTGTCTGTCCATCATTTCCGCCCTACTGGGCGCTAACCTTGGCATATATACCCCCTTTTCTTATTTTGCAAGTGCAAAAAATAATGCTATTACTATTGCCACATCTACTGTGGCAACGGCTACAAATGTTCTAAGCGTCCATTTTTCAAGCTCTGCTGTCACATATCTTTGTCTTTTCGCCTGAGCTTTTAATTGCTCAATCTCTTTGCTTAAAGCAAAATTCTTTGACTCTAAGCACCTGAGCGCCTTCTCCTTTTCTTCCTCTGCTGTGCCTCTTATCAGTGTTGGCATTTCAACATATCCCTTTCTTACTACTTCCATATCCTTCTCCTTTCCTCAGCAGACATATGCTTGATAGGAATTTTCGTTCCAAATATCAATGCCCATCTTGATTAATCTATTTTTTATTGAAGATTCGGACCTTCCCATAATCTCCGCTATCTGATTTTTGCTTAAATCCTTTTGCAATAGTGCTTTTAGCATTTTCGTTTCGTCAACTGTCCAAAAATGACAAGATCTGAGATTGCCGCTTTCAATCTCTCTTTTCTTGACACTTACACTGCCTGCAGGTCTTTGTAACCTTATAGCAATAGCCGATGTCTTTTCACCCTTATCCATAAGGCTTTTCAAGAGTTCTATCTCTTCAGCCGTCCAAGCCTTGTATTTTTTTGACATTTATCCTACCTCTCTTACTATCTGCTTCTCTAAGAAAAGATTTACAAAGTATACTTGCCCCTTGCCTGTGACTTTAGTTGTCTTTGTTACGACATTCACGCCGTCGCTATTGATATAACTGCCTTCCTTTATCTCAAACAAGCCTCTGTCCATAGATGCCTGCGTTGGCATATTCTTACTACTGCCCGACTTCATCAAAAAGCCTTGCTCCCTCAGTTTTTCAAAGAGTCTATGCGCTCCGATATCAACGCCGTTTTGCCTGAGTAGCTTCGCAAGGTCTCCTATAAGGATTGATGTATGACTTGCACTGACTGCATCCGCAAATAATGCCTTTGGTCTCATTGCAGTATTTTCAACCTCTAACGCTTTCCTTGCTTCCCTCTCTTCCTTCAGTGCTTTAAACGCTTCTATGGCAAGATCAGGATTTGCTATCAGTTCTTCTGTAGCATATAGCCCGTGTTTTCTTATAGCCGGCAATACTTCAGATGTTACCCACCTCTTAAATGCCTTTGCGGTTGGAAGCTTGCTTGATAAGATAAGAGAATATAAACCGCTTTCATTGATTACAGTCAGCTCTTGACTTCCTCCAAGGGTGTCGCATTCCGCTACCCCCTTATCTTCATTATCTACATGCTTACTTAGTGCATCTCTTGTATTGCTATACCCTAATACCACCGCAATATCCTTACCTACGAACCACGGTTCACCATTTATCTCCAGCGTCCTTACAAGTCCGAAATTGTCATTCTTGAAAATCTGCATCTTACTCATTACCTTTTTCCTCTCTTTCCAATATCTCCTTGACCACCCTAACAGCCACGCTTCTCTTACTGTGCTTCTTCAGGTCTTCTGAGTATATGCCACTGCTTTTCCACAATTTAGCACTTCTTTCAGTCAGCCATGCGAAGCCTTCGAAACCTGTGCCGCAACTGTCAAAGTCGCATGTGGTCCAGCTTTCTACATCGTACAGCCCTGGGATTTCAGTTTTTCTGAAGTCCATATAGTATCCATACTCGCCCCCATCATTGCACTTATCGCCCGGCTCTTCGCAAGTGACTCTAAATCCCTCACCTGTGTAGGCATACGAGTCGCTAGGCCTGTCACAGATAAGCCTATCTATATCTTTTCGACCACATGCAGCGATTATCTCTTCCAGATTCGCCGCCAGTTCATTCAGATGCGGAGCAATGCAGCGCTCTCCTTTCTTGTAGTGACTATCTAACTTCGCCCATATACCAAAAGAACAATCGTCTGTGTTCTCGTAAGATACAATCGCGTCATCTTCAATACAAGGGATGCCAAACGCCTCACGCGCCAAATCCTTATCTATTACTATCATCCCCGACTTGATATAAAAACCGTGATACTCGCAACTTTCCACGCATACGCCGACAAATTCATTTGCGTATACAAAACATCCGTTACTTTCCATGTTCCTTCTCCCTTTCTATCAACTTGCCTTTTCTTCTTTATCTTCTGCAATCACTCTTGCCATTTCCATACCTTCAGCAAGGCCAAGCAAGTACTCCTGCTTCTCCTGGCTAAGCTTTGGCAATGTTTCTTTTAAGATTGTTACAATCTTCTTTGTGTCTTTCTTTGTCATTGCTTTTCTCCTTTCTATCTATCCCCTAAATGAGAGGGGCTAAGCCCCTGTTTTTAAATTTCAGATATTGCATGTATGCCGTAATCCGCCCCGTAAACTGATTCGTAATCGTCATGGTATATGCATATTTTCTTTCTGTATGTCTTGCCTGTTTCGAGATACCCATTTCCCTTTTTTACAAATAGCTGTACAGTTTTCTCTGTTCTGCTTATTACCTCAAATTGTGCTTTTATGAAATCTGTGTAAGTCTTTCCAACTTCAAACTTTTTCATTTCTTTGTTCTCCTTTGTGCTTCCTTTGTTCTTTATAAGACTATAATATATCTTTACAAGAACTTTGTCAATAGTTTTTTGTTCTTTTAATGAACTTTTTCTTGACTTTTATTTTTCTTCCTTATATACTGAAAACATAAACAAAACTTAAATTTAGGAAGGAGGGAACATGGGCGAAAGAGTAAAAGAACTTAGAAAAGCACTCGGCCTATCAGGCGAAAAATTCGGAGAAAAAATTGGATTAAAAAGAAACAGCCTAAGTCAAATAGAGACGGGGAAGAATAATTTAAGCGAACAAAACATTCTTGCAATCTGTAGGGAGTTCAATGTAAATGAAGAGTGGCTCCGGACCGGATCGGGCGAAATGTTCAAAGATATGACTTTAGATGAAGAAATAATAAGCTTCATAGGTGATATACAATGGGACGCTTCTAATACTTTTAAGAAGAGATTTATCTCAGCTATAGCAAAATTAAACGAAGAAGAGTGGAAGGTCTTAGAAAAGATTATCACCATATGTGCGAATGAGACAGAAGAAAAAGAGCAATAAAAAAAGACTGACATCAGTCAGCCTTAAGCAGATTTTTGACATATAAGAGTATCAATCTTAATTGTCTACGATTTGCAAGTAAGAGCAATCTGCAGAGCTCTTTAAACACTTCCTTATCAGACATTTTCCCCTCCTGCTACCCTGCACAAACTAAAATAGCGATGTAATAAATATATCGAATGTTTGTTCGATTGTCAAGGCGGTAGGAGTAGGATTTTATAAATTTTTAGGAGGAACATATGAAAAAAGAATTGATAGCATTAGCTATCGCTACCGCTGTAATATCAGCAGGATGCAGCAATACTGCATCTAATAGTGCAGAAACAACTACAGAGGCAAGCATGTCAGAGACGACCACTGAGGCTGTAGACAAAAAAGAAGAAATGAAAAAAGATTATAAGCTTAGTGATCCAATGTCTATAAATGGCGACACAACGGGCAAATGGAAGCTTAACCGCATGACGGGGGCGACAAATCCGATTGATTTTGCCTTTGACTACTATAAAAACTTTATGGAGCCTGACGAAATTCACTATATTATAAACTTTTCAACAAAGACAACCACGATAATACAGAACGTGGCAGGAATGTTATATGTAAGAGTATTGGAGCATGTAGACAAAGAAGAGATTACGGCAAAAACAATCGGATCCGGAACACTCTTGCAAGAAAAATATTTTAACGCAGAAACTGGTGAACCTTACGAAGCAAGTGCATCAAGCGATGTTGCTCCTGTTTCAAGCGATGAACTTGTGGCAAAAGTTACAGAAATGTTGCCTGACCACATCACTCCCGGGGCAGAGTTGAAAAGCGTGACTATGGGAGAAGATAAGAATTTAACCATAGTAGTAGATTTAACTCGTGCAGGAGAAAATGCTAAGATAGAGCTTCCGAAAGATATAATTGCAGAGACTTCTGTATCTGATATAACAGACCCGATACTTGACTTAGGCGATGAATATTTTAATGCATGGGATACAATAACTCTTGATTTTGGAGAGTATGGACACGCAACATTTGGCAAGTCAGATGTTGCTGCTAATGCAGTAGGTAAGTACTTCTCTTACGAGGGCGATATCCTGCAAAAGTAACTAAACATAGCAATAAAAAAATCCCTCCTGCGCCAACAGGAAGGATTGAAAAAACTTACCCACTTGTGTGAGTCATGCGTATATATTAGCAATATAATTATACCATTTAGGCTCGCACCTCGCAAGGGTGTTATTTTTATACTCAAAAAGGAGGTCTAAATGGCTACAGCAAAAAAACTGCCGTCAGGAAGCTACAGATGCCAAATCTATGACTATACAGACGACAAAGGGAAAAAACATTATAAATCCTTTACGGCAAAGACGAAAAAAGAGGCGGAGCATATGGCTACAGCTTACAAGCTTGATAATGTAGACACATCTAAGAATTTAGATATAAAACTTGAAGATGCTATGCTCAATTACTGCGCTATGAAGTCCAACATCCTATCGCCCACTACTTTAGTAAATTATAAAAGGCTTATATATAATGCATTTGATGGCTATTTAAGGCTTCCTTTAAGCAAATTTACTCCGGATCTGATACAAAGGTGGGTAAATGCCTATGCTGTCGGTAGAAGTCCAAAGACCGTAAAGAACGCTTACGGCTTCTTGTATGCAGTCCTTAAAGCTTACTATCCGAATATGCATATAAATATAAGCTTGCCACAAAGGATAAAGCCACGGCTATACGTACCTACGGATGCAGATATAAAAGCTATTATTGAGCACTGCAAAGAAAAGGACAGAGATATGCTTATAGCTGTATATCTTGCAGCGTTTGGCACTCTCAGACGCTCTGAAGTGTGCGCCCTTACTGCAGAGGATGTGGAGGGCAGTATAATACATATAAATAAGGCTCTTGTGTATACAGAGGGCAAGGACTGGACTGTAAAGACCACAAAGACAACATCAAGTACACGCGATATAGATATGCCCGACTACATAATTAAAGAGTTGCCCGCATCAGGCAAGCTTGTGGATTTGAACCCCAATCAAATTACACATCGCTTTGCTAAGATACTAAGAGATTTAGAGATACAGTCTTTCAGATTTCACGACTTAAGACACTATGCAGCAAGTATGATGCATGCCATAGGAGTGCCGGACGTGTATATCATGCAAAGAGGCGGTTGGGCATCTGACGGCACACTAAAGAATATTTATCGCGGAGTTATGGACGACTATAACGAAAGATTTACAAGTAAAGTGCTTGAGCACATCAAAAATATATCACACGAAATATCACACAAATAAAAAGAACCCTTGATTTATCAAGGGTTTTAGTTAAGCGCGAGACGGGACTCGAACCCG